GGAAATAAACATTTTTCAAATGTAATTAAACCATGTGATAGAGAATTATATACTATACATTTTAGAGGATTGTGCGGTAGCGTTTTAGCTACTCAGCAAGGAAGAATTATGGGAATGCATGTAGCAGGATCTGATAAAGAATGCTTAGGAGCCAGTTTATTATGGTCAAAGAGCTTATGTTTATATTTAGAATCACTTCCGAGAATGAACAATATGCCTGGATCTATTATGTTACATGAAAAACAAGATCAAAATTCATCATGTGCAAGAGTAGAATCATTTGGGTATGCAGCAGTTCCAGATAAATCGCGCATTATGCCAAGTCCACTGTATGGATCATATCCAGTTACTCGCTCACCAGCTAATTTAACAAAATACGGATACGAAACAGTTAAACAGATATTCTCAAAATCAACTAGTCAAGTTATCCAACCGCCTTCTGAAGAAATATTATTTGGTAAAGAAGTCTTAAATGATTTATTACCAGAATTTGGAGATATAACCAATCAACAAGTTATAAAAGGCTATGAGGGGATAGCTCCTATGAAAAAAGATACGTCTAATGGCTTCAAATGTAAGAAATCAAAAGAAGAATATATAGATTTTGATAAGGGTTTACCCCAAGATTTTTTCTTGAAAGAGTTAGAAGATTGGGAACAAAATATTAAAACCAATAATCCAAAAGATAATGAGAAGTTCGTTTGGTTTGAAACTCTTAAAGATGAAATTAGAAATAATGAGAAAGAAGGAGAACCTCGATCTTTTAGAGTATCTACAATACACCAACAATTTTGGACTAAGAAATTAACTGCGGAGTTGGTTTCGAAAACATTGGTAGACAGGAAAAACAATCAAATAATGATAGGTTGTAATCCTATTATAGAATGGCCATCCATGGCTTCAATCTTACAGAAGGGAAATATTTTTGCTGGAGACATAGGAAAGTGGGATGGTGCGATGCTACCATCAGTTCAACAAGCTCTGAATGAAGTTATTTTAGACAAATATCGTGGACAGCATAAGGAAATGCTAGCCGCAATTTTACAGAATTTAATGAATTCGATTGTTTTAGTGCAAGGGAAGATGTATATAATGACACATTCAATGCCTTCTGGCTCTTTTTTGACGGCATTTTATAATAGTCTTGTAAATAGGTTTTATACTGCAATGTGGTATAAGAGACATACTCCTGAGGCTTTAGTAGCCACATTTAATAAGGAAGTTGTCGA